TTACCAATGTTCCGTGCACAACACAAAAAAATGTAGCTGAGTACCCTTCAAGCAGGAACATTGTTACATTCCCGCAAGACATTGTTATATATATATATTTTTAAGAACATTACTAAGACAATAAGAACATTACCCATATACCACCACCTACAACCTCCTGCTACCATATACCGACCCCATCCGAAACCGCCGAAAAACCCTCAGCAGCTACATGCAGAAACCACCATACACCACGAAACTTTCGGACACAGGGTAGCAGTTCTGTTTCCATACCACCATATACGTCTAAACCGACAGACACAGGGTAGCAGTTCTGTTTTCATACCATCCATTGCCACTTAGTCCCGACGACTAAGCCCCCCACAAACCTCACACTTCCCAACACTGCCCACCAATGCCAGTTCTCACACCCCGCCACCTCCCACCACTAAACCGACAGACACAGCATAGCATTAACAAAAGTGTGCCATCCCCCACCATCAGAAACCACCAAACCTTCCCAAACAAACATGCCCACTTCTAGAACAAACTGCTTGATATGAGGTGCCACCATGATATTCTAAGGGTACGAAAAAAAAATGCGGCCCAGATGCAGTTGGTGCCGCTTCGTACTTAGTCCTTGCGACTAAGTGGCCGCGTCGTGAGGCGCTTGCCAGCTCTTTATCAGCCGCCTGCCCTGCATGGCACGTGGACCATAACCAAACGCTAGAGGCACTTAGTCCCCCCGACTAAGTGCCTCGATAATGCTAGATGATCTGCCATACGTCTCTCGGGCCTTACGGGGCCACCGGAGGGTGCATGTTATCGGAGAAGTAAGCCCCGCTGTGAAGCGTCGCCGAACCTGCCTAAGAAGCCTCCAGACCCCCGTGCAATCCTGCACGGCCAAGTGATAACCACGAAAACCCCCAACATCGAAGAGCCGTCAAGTCATGCCTGCTGACAACAGGCCAAAGAACACACAAGGCAGACGTCCAAGAACAGAACGGGACAAGCAACGCAGCGGGGCGACACCGCCCTGCTTAGTCTCAACGACTAAGTCAAACAACAAAGGACAACACCATGCCAGACAACCTGCCCCACCGGGCGCTCACCGCTGCCATAGCCAAGGCTATCGCCAACGGGGCCCCGCAATACGTCAACGCGTCCGAACCGGCCAGCTGGATTATCGTAAACAGCGCGGACGCAACCCTGTGCTGGTCAAACGAAGAAGGTTGGGTGGAGGACACCTATGACACCTTTTCGGGGCTTGAGAGAAAGACCGTCTCCCTCCCCATTGGCGGGGAATGGGAACAGGCCCCTTGGAGCACAAAATAAGAAAGCCTGCTTAGTCTCAACGACTAAGTCAAACAACAAAGGACAACACCATGACATTCGACCAACTCACCCTCGCACTGCCGACCCACTGGCTGCCGGCGTGCATCAACGGCGACACTTCCAACCTCGACGACAACGAGGCACGTGCCTTCACCCGCTGGGAGACAGACATGGTGATGGAGTTTGGCCCGCTGACCTACGCCGACGCCGCCGAGCAGTCTCACTTCGCACGTTACCATGACGCCACCGAATACGGTGTCCTGCCGTGCGACTGCCACGACGTGACAGTTATGTTTGCAACAAGCGCTTAGTCCCAACGACTAAGTCAACCGAAAGGAACAAGACGATGCCCAAAGTCCGCAAGGCCGCCGCCGCCGCACGGTACGAAAACGCGCGCTGCACGCTGATCTTCCCCCAGCGTCGTACAGAAGAGGATCTCGCCGACGCCCGAGCTGTGTTCGAGGAGCAAAAGGCCAAGCATCTCAAGCGCCTCAAGCGCATGTCGAGGGAACAACTGCACCACACGATGGTGTGGCACACCCCGTTGCACACCCAGTGGTGCACCCCGTTGCCGTGGCGTCATACAGAAGAGGATCTCGCCGTTGCCCGAGCTGTGTTCGATAAGCAAAAGGCCAAGCACCTGAAGCACCTCAAGGGCCTGTCGAAGGAGCAGAAGGAGCAACTGTGCCACACCATCGTGGATGAGCACTACCTTGCCATCATGCAGGCCCTCGCTGCACCGATCCCGCAGGGCGACGCACGCCCTGCTTAGTCATCACGACTAAGTCAACCAAAAGGAATAAGACTATGAGTAACCTCAAGGACCACGAGGCCGAGCAGGATGCCATCACCGCCCGGTACGAATCTGCTGCACAGACGCCCAACATGGCCTATCTCAAGGGCCTGTCAAAGAAAGAACTGCGCGCCATCATCGTGCATGAGCGCTATCACGAGATCATGCGGGCCATCACTGCCCGGCACGAAGACAGGATATATCGGGCCTTGTGGTTACTGAATGCCATTCAGGACGACGCTGATATTGGCATGGAGACCGATGAAATCGTGAAACAAGCAATAAAGGAGTTGACCAAATGAGAACCACGCGCCTGAACATCGAGCCTGACACCCTCACAAAGATTGAGATGGTCACCGGACGCGACGACATGCACCAAGCCATTGGCTATCTGTCCCAGTGGGCCAGCAGCTCCGCTCAGTATGCTTATGCTGAGTTGATTGGTCATGCGTCCGCCGACAGCGTCGAGATCACAGCTACCTATCGTGCAGACCCGCTGGGGCCGATCACCTACCAGATTGGCGCCGTGTGGCACCCAGACTCCGCCAGAGACAACGAAAGCAATGGCCACTTTGGCTTTCACTCTTAGTCCCAACGACTAAGTCAAACCCGGAAAGGAACAAGACCATGATGGTTCTGCAAATCCTGCGCGACATCGCAGCAGCCTCTGATGCCAACGACCACGGCAGTCTGATGAACGCGATCAGTGCCGCTACAGACTGGCTCGCCGTGCACGACGCCCACCAGATCGAGTACGCCGAGGCTATCCAAATGGCGCGGGACCGACACCACGTGGACGGCGAGGTGGAGCTTGACGACGAGGTGCTGCTCTCGCCCGGCGAGGACCCGGGCATCTACATATCCGCTTGGGTGTGGGTGTACTTTCCAGACAACAACGAAGGAGACGATGATGACAACGAAATCTGACATCGACGTGGCGATCGAGGCTATCCTCGACAAGGCCGCAGCGGACGCCCGCATCGCCGCACGGGCCCGCATCGTAGCACAATTGGCATCAGTGACCGCGAAGCCTGCGGGCAACCAGCGTGACGCCTTGGCGGCTGCCACCATCGTGCTGGTTGCCCTCTTGGGGGTGATCGCCCTTGTTGGGGCGATGATGCTATGATCGACATCATCGACAAAGCAATCGCCAACCTGCACGAGCAGATCGCAACCTTCATAGAGTTGAAGAAGCTGTTCATGATCGCCACCCTCTTAGGCATGCCGCCTAAGTCGATCAAGGGTAAGATCACCATGCAGATCACGGAGACAGGCAGCGGCTCCTATCACAACCACAAGCCTTGGCTCCGTGCCACATACAGCATCCGTGTGGAGGACGGAGAGCCGCAAGTCTTCGCACTGAAGGATGTGCCGACCCTGCTGTGGCCGGAGGAGTGGCAGGTGATGCACGCCAGACTGAAATGATCTGGGGCTTTCTCCGCCCGCTGGTGTGGTGCGAGACCCAATGGGGCTACGGCTACGGCGACGGCTACGGCAACGACTACGGCTACGGCTACGGCTACGGCGACGGCTACGGCAACGACTACGGCTACGGCAACGACTACGGCGACGGCTACGGCGACGGCTACGGCTACGGCTACGGCTACGTCTACGGCGATGGCACCGGCTACGGCGACGGCGACAACTGACTTAGTCATTCCGACTAAGTTACAACAACCTATGGAGACTACCATGAACTTTGGAACACCAACTCTCGCGATCCTCGTAATCACTGCTGGCCACGTTATGGTCGGCCGGGCACGGGGTGGCAACGACGGCTTCGTGGAACTCTACGATGCCCGCACCATCCGCAAGTGGGGCACTGCACACGGGCTGAACCAGCTCTTTGACGGCCCGACCAAAGACACCGTGCTGGATGCCAAGGCGCCTCTCCTCTTGGTGCCGAATATCCACATCCTCTTTGCCCTGCCTGTGAATGAGAGCGCAGCATGGATCGAAGCACTGGCATAATGATCTGGCTCTTCGCCCGCCCGCTGGTGCGGTGCGAGACCCAATGGGGCTACGGCTACGGCGACGGCTACGGCAACGACTACGGCTACGGCAGCGGCTACGGCTACGGCAACGACTACGGCGACGGCTACGGCGACGGCTACGGCTACGGCTCCGGCGATGGCTACGGCTCCGGCGATGGCTACGGCTCCGGCGACGGCGACAACTAACTTAGTCATCCCGACTAAGTTCAACCAAAGGAATACACACAATGACACGAGCAAACGCAATCTACGACGTGAGCCTTGACCAGTGCGCAGCACTCATTGAGGCCTCGGGCAACACGGTGACCTACCTGCTGCAAGGCGGTATTGGCATTGGCAAGTCAGCCCTGCTGGGCCAGCTCGGCAAGAGCCTGCCCAACCACCTGCCAGTCTACTTTGACTGCACAACCAAGGACCTCGGGGACATCATGATCCCCAACCTCGCTGAGGCCTCGGGTGGCGCCCCCTTCGTGCGGTTCGCCACCAACGAGGAGCTTGGCATGCACCTGTGTGACCAGCCCATCATCTTGATGATCGACGAGCTTGGCAAGGCCAACCCCTCGGTGAAGAACGCACTGACCCGCATCCTCTACGAGCGCAAGATGGCAGGGTACACGATGCATCCAGACAGCATTGTGTTTGCCACCACCAACCTCGGCGCCGAAGGCGTTGGGGATATGCTGCTGCCCCACCAGTGGAACCGCATCTCGGTGCTGACCGTGCGCAAGCCGAGCCACATGGAGTGGCTGGAGTGGGGTATCTCCAACGGCGTGGACCACACGTTGCTGGGCTGGGTGCGTGACAACCCGCAGCTGTTCCAGTCCTTCGAGGAAGTCAAGGACCCCGAGCAGAACCCCTACATCTTCCACCCACGTGACCCGAGCCGCAAGGCGTTCGTGACCGGGCGTTCGCTGGAGAAGGCCAGCAACATCATCAAGGCCACCATGGGCAAGGTGGACGACATGACCCTGACTGCCGCCCTGATGGGCACCCTCGGGGACCGGGCAGCGATGGACCTGATGGCCTTCGTAAGGCTGGCCAACGACCTGCCCAGCCATGCCTCGATCAAGAACGACCCGGCCAACGCCAAGGTGCCCACCTCGGCCGCTGCCACGTGCATGGTAGTGTACCGGGCGCTGTCCACCATGGAAGCAGGCTGGTGTGACAACTGGATGATCTACCTCGAGCGCCTCGATACCGAAGCACAGGGTCTGTTTGCCAACGGCGTGCGGTCGCCCAAGTACGCCAAGCAGTCCGTGGTCTTGCTCAACAAGAGCTTCACTCGCTGGGTCCAGACAAGGGCTTACCTCTTCGGTGCTGACCAGTAAGGTTATTTACATATTATTTAGGCTATAAAGAAAGGATCAGTGACATGATCTGGGGCTTTCTCCGCCCACTGGTGTGGTCAAAATCCAGCTTCGGCTACGGCTGGGGCGACGGCAGCGGCAGCGGCAGCGGCTACGGCTACGGCAGCGGCTACGGCTACGGCAACGACTACGGCTACGGCTACGGCGACGGCTACGGCTACGGCTACGGCGACGGCTACGGCTACGGCTACGGCTACGGCTACGGTGATGGCCATGGGAACGGCTACAACAACAACTAACTTAGTCATCCCGACTAAGTCCAACCAAGGAAGGAATACCCCATGTTTGGGAACGGCAAACTCACTCCAGAACAGCGCCTACAAAAGGCTGTCATTGCGATCATGCACCACGAGAGGTATCGCGCCTTGGCGGGCGTGCTGATGATCGGCAGCCGCACGGTGGATACCCACATACGTCGCAGCCCTGTGGATACTGCGGCCACGGACGGCATGAACGAGGTCTACAACCCCGACTTCATCGCATCCCTCAAAGACTCCGAGCTTCGGTTCCTCGTCCTGCACGAGAACTATCACAAGCTGTACAAGCACCTGACCACGTGGCGGTGGATGTACCTGCGCCATGCTCAGATGGCCAATCAGGCTTGCGACTTCGTCATCAACATCAAGCTGGTAGATGACAACAAGTCAGATCACTTCGCCACCATGACCGGTGCCCTGCGGATCGGTTGCTTCGACGAGAAGTATCGCGACTGGGACAGCGCTGCGGTGTTCCACGATCTGCTCAAGAACGCCAAGTCAGGCGAGGGCCACGGCGAGGGCCAAGGCGAGGGCCAAGGCGAGGGCCAGCCCGGTCAAGGCTTCGATATGCACGACTGGGACGGGGCGCAGGATATGCCCGATGCGGACAAGCAAGCGCTGGCCCGTGACATTGACGAGGCAGTGCGTCAAGGCGCGCTGATGGCAGGCAAGACGGGGTCCGGTGGCGATCGCTCTCTAGAGGACCTGATGCAGCCACAGGTGGACTGGCGCACTGCACTGCGCGACTTCATCACGACAACCTGCGCAGGGTCTGACTTCTCCACGTGGAAGCGGCCCAACCGTCGCTTCATCGGCGGCGGCTACTACATGCCCAGTGGCATCACCGAGCGCGTCAAGGACATCTGCGTGGCAATAGACACGTCGGGGTCCATCGGAGGACCAGAACTGGCATCGTTTTTGAGCGAGGTCCGCGGCATCGCAGACTCCGTGCGCCCCGAGCGGGTCCACCTGCTGTACTGGGATACTGAAGTGTGCCAGCACGAGGTGTATCTCGAGCAAGACCTACCCAACTTAGTCGCCTCGACTAAGCCTTCGGGCGGTGGTGGCACCATGGTTGAGTGCGTGCCGGAGTTCCTCAACAAGAATGGTATCGCACCGCAGGCAGTCATCGTGCTGACTGACGGCTACCTCGGCGGCGGCTGGGGAACGTGGACCTGCCCGGTCCTGTGGACTATCCTCGACAACAAGAGCGCCCGCCCCGCCCACGGGGCCACGATACACATCAAAGGTCACGAGCTGTGATCTGGGGCTTTCTACGCCCGCTGGTGTGGTCCCGGTTCCGCTACGGCTACGGCGACGGCGCCAGCAACTGACTTAGTCATCCCGACTAAGCCCAACCAAAGAAAGCAAACAACATGAAACTCCCAACATTTGACAACAAAGACGCCCGCTGGGATCGCTTCCAGCGGTTCTACAACGAGCCCGAGCACAACCTGATCGTGTTCGAGAGCGGCGAAGTTCTGCTCTCGGCGCGGGACTTCAAGCCCGATCATCGCGGCATGAAGCGCAAGCTCGGGCGGGGCGAGAGTGACCTGCGTGTGGTCAGCAGCGTGGACGAGGACTGCCCCGCACTGTCGCTTGGCAAAGACAGCCTGACCCCCGAGGCACGCGCGGTGCTCGCACTGTGCAGGCAGGACGCCGACGTTCTGGCAGCCAAGCCCCTGCCCAAGGCGTGGATCAACAGCGGAAACTCGCAGCTCCTGCTCCTCGATGCGAGCACCGGGCGCAGCGTGGGTATTGGTAACAGCTATAGGAGCAAGGAAGGGCGCAACGCCGCGTGGCAGTGGGCGCCCGCGTGGTCGGCAGTTGGTGTGAACCGCTACAACCAGCCCATGGCCTACATCCCCGGCCCGCAGAGCAAGGCCGTCGGCGACAACATCCCAGTCCGCGTGCCGGTTAAGCACACCCCGGAGGAGAAGAAAGCCCTGCACAACCTGCATGCGGCCTGTACCGCATGGTGTGCGCTGGGCAACGACGACGCCCGTAAGTTAGCGCCTAAGTATTACGGCTCAGGGTATCGGCACGGCCCCGAGCGGCCCCTCCACCAGCCATACCTGATCCCAGACTTGCCCAACGGTATAGACACCGAGCTTGCTGATCTTGCACCAGAGCGGATCTTCCAGATCAGATACCACGGGCTCGAGCGCTCAACCCATACTATGCAGGTAGAGTGCCTCTACGCAGCGCTATGATCTGGACTTTCCTGCGGCCGCTGGTGTGGTCGAGGTCCCGCTACGGCCACGGCCACGGCCACGGCTACGGCGACGGCGACGGCAACGGCGACGGTCACGGCTACGGCGACGGTCACGGCTACGGCAACGGCACCGGCACCGGCACCGGCACCGGCAGCGGCGACGGCACCGGCTACGGCTACAACTGACTTAGTCATTCCGACTAAGTCCAACCAAGGAGACTATCATGACAATCAATATCACAAACAAGCCTAACCCGATCCAGCTGCCTGTGGGCTTCGGGCAGAGTGCCCCGTCGGTGTCCAGCGCGGCTATGCTGGTGGACCTGTCCATCTCTGTGTGGACGGCACGCAAGCGGGACAAGACGGCATCCGAGGCGGTGACCCGCTCCAGCGGTGCTGCACGGGGTGTGGCCAGCGTCAACAAGAACCTGCTGGGCGACTGCGCAGAGCTCGATGCTGTGCAGAAGTTCTCGGAGAATGTACGTAGCTTGCACCGGTCCATGACCATGCCATGGTCCGACCTCGGCCTGCGCCTGCTCCCCACGGCGCAGTTCTTCAAGTACCAGAAGCAGATGACAGCCCTGCAAGACGAGTTCCACCGCTTGGCCGACGCGTTTCTAAAGGCATACAGCTGGGAGATTTCCGCCTCCGAGCTCAAGTTGGGCACCCTGTTCAACCGCGAGGAATACCCCACGGTCGATTCCATCCGGGACAAGTTCGCGTTCCGCATGAGCTTCGTGCCCTTGCCTGATGCAGGCGACTGGCGTGTGGATATGGAGGCCGAGGCCAAGGCAGCCTTGCAGAAGGAGTATTCCTCCTACTTCGACACGCAGATCAAGTCCGCCATGGACGACATCTGGGCCCGGCTGCGCGACACCCTGACCACCCTGACCCGGCAGCTGGAGCCGACAGCGGAAGGGGAGAAGGCACGGCGCATCTACGACAGCGTGATTGACCGGGCGCATGACCTCGTGGCCATGATGGAGACGTGCAACATCACCAACGACCCGGACATGGTGCGGATGCAGCGTGTCCTCAGCGAAACCCTCAATGGCACGTCGGCCCTCGCTCTGCGGGACGACCCCTACCACAAGGCGGATACAAAGAAGCAGCTGGACGCAGCAATTGCGGCTCTGCCCGGTCTGGGTTGGTAACACTTAGTCCTCGGGACTAAGAGAAAGGATACGATATGATTAAGGACAGCCGGGGGGCGACCCCCAACTTCGTGATTGAACCTTGTGGTACGGGGTGGCAGGTGCGCCACCAACCCACGGGGGCCACATACGGGGTCAGCGACCCCGAGGACCACACAGAGCTGCGCAACGCGATCCGCAAGATCCGGCTGCTTGTAGCCTCCGTTGGCCCAGTGGCGGGGAAGGCGCACTGATGGCAAGATGGCAGGCCGTAGGGGACTTGTTGAAGTGGGGCCCCGCAGCGACGCTACACGCGGGGGTCATGTACTGGACGGACAAGAACCGGGATCGCACAATACGTGCCGAAGTTATGGACGCCACACGTGTTGTGCTACAACCATTCAGTGAGGTATGTGTTGATCTACTTCCAAGTGGTGATTATACTATGGGCACCGAGCCCATGTGGATCACTGACCGGCTGATGGCGTTGGGGATTATGGAGATACCTCCTCCACCCCGGCTCATCGAAGGTGTTGGGCTTCGGATGTCCGCAACGGTCTTCTGGATCATTGCCCCAACCAAGGAAACGTAATGGCTGACACCCCCGAGAAAAAAGTAAAGCGGGAGGTCGTCGCCCTGCTGAAGGGCATGGAGGCGTATTACTTCTTCCTCACCACAGGGGGCTACGGCGCCTCGGGGGTGCCCGACATAGTGGGCTGCTACAAAGGCTCGTTCTTCGGCATCGAGTGCAAGGCAGGGACGAACAAGCCCACCCCCCTACAAAGCAAGAACCTCGCGGCCATCACAGCCGCGGGGGGCATCGCGCTCGTAATAAACGAGACCAATATCGCAGAGGTGACCTCTACCCTCAACAGAAAGACCTAGCAATGACGCAGATTACAATCACCCACCGACTACCCTCTGGCTCGACGTTTGCTGTGACCACGGAAGGCCATGCCGAGTCCGTGTTTGTGGCAAGGCGGATCGCCGACCCCCTGAACGCAATGATAGGCGACGTCTACGACGCAATGCTTGTGCCGAACCCGCGCGATACGGAACGCACACCATGGCAGGTCTTGTCTATGAAGCCCTTCTCTGGAGCGCCTACCCCGCTGGGCTTGGTGGCGAATGTCCTGACGCGGGGTGGCGTGTGGACCCCCGAGCAAGTGAACAGCGCGCTGGGCTGGCACGATGTAGGCGTGGTCCGTGGCCACCTGCTGGCCCTCTTCAATGAGGGCGGCTGTTCCAAGTTTGAGCTGCGCACCTCGCCAAGCACGACCAACCCAGCAAAGGAATGGTTCACGTGCAGCCCACACCGCGCCGACGTTGACGAGTGGGAGGATCGGGCGTGCTGACCTGCCCCACCTGCCCCGGCGGCCCCAAGCTGCAAATCGTCGAGAGCCGGCCGCAAACCTACGGTGACACGATCACTGTCTGGCGGCGCAGGCGTTGTGCGACCTGCAAGGTGACGCATTCCCGCACCATTGAGGTTCCGGCCGACTGGGCAGATGATCTGTTCAGCGACGAATGAAGGATAGGAAGATGACCCGACGCAAGCACAAGCCGCCGAAGCAAACACAGCTCTTGGCGGTGCTGGACAGGATGTCCCCAGCACAGTTGGCCGCTGCCCATCGGATAGCAAAAGACCCTAAACGAGGTCTGAGACCATTCTTTACCAACGCCTACGCCATGATCGCCTTGCGCACCGCTGCGCAGCGTGATACACCGTCTTAAACAACAACCCACTGGAGAAAGCGCATGATTGAGAATCCCGACTACGTAGGGCTGGGCCGCGTCTTGGGCGCAGCCTACAACCAAGCGGCCGCAGGCAAAGGCAAGGAGCGCCACGCCAACGGCCAACCCTTTGGCCGCCAACCCATCATGGAGATCGGCCGGATGGTGGGACCCGGGTACGCCCTCGGCCAAGCCATGAAGAAAGCACAGGAAGCCTCTGGCATGCTGGGCCGTAAGGAACCCGCCCGCGCACAGGCCGAGCTGCTCGGGGCGATCACCTACCTCGCAGCGTGCTACCTGCTTATTGAGGAGACAAACTGATGCACATCATGCTTGACCTAGAGACCATGGGCACCCGCCCGGATGCCCCAATCGTGGCTATTGGCGCCGTGGCGTTTAACGCCATGGGCGTGACTGACGAGACGTTCTACCGCGTTGTGTCCCTTCACAGCGCCGTGCGCTTCGGCGCTGTCATTGACCCCAGCACTGTCATGTGGTGGCTGCAGCAAGGAGACAGTGCGCGCAACGCACTGACCGAAGCCCAAGACGAAGCCATTGGACTTGACGTGGCTTTGCGCGACTTTATGCAGTTTGTATGCGCCTACGGCGACAGCCTAAAAGGCGTATGGGGCAACGGGGCACCTTTTGACAACGTATTGACGCACGAGTCGGGGAGGCGATGCGGCGTGCCGATGTGGGAGTTCTGGAAAGACAAGTGCTACCGCACTGTTAAGGGTATGTATCCTGACGTGAAGATGGCTCGCAGCGGCACCCACCACAACGCGCTGGACGACGCCCGCTCGCAGGCAGAGCACTTGATCGCGATCAGTGCCAAGCATGGCGAGTTCCTGTGATGGCGTGCTTGGGCTACGTAGCCACCTCAATCCTGTGGCTCGTGCTGTTTTTCTTGGTTGGTGCCGCGGCTTTGATGGCCGCGCGCATCCATCGGGATGTTGGCGAAGCTCTCGCGCGCCGGGAGAAGAACGCCGACGAGGGTGAACAGTGATGGACCTAGACGTATTCCTGCGCGCGTGATAGCCGTAGTATAAGCTACGGAGGAGCGCATGAAACGAATAGATTTAGCGGGCAAACAGTTTGGCCGGTGGAGGGTTACAGGATACGCAGGCCGGGGCAAAAGGAACGCCACTATGTGGGCTTGCTTGTGTGAGTGTGGCGTCCCGCGCGAGGTCAACAGCCAAGACCTTCGATCAGGAAAATCCACCTCTTGTGGGTGCTTCCGGGAAGAGAACCGGCCGAAGCTGGCCCTCAACCGAGACTATAGCGGTAGGAACAACCCACGTGCAAAACGGAGTATGTCTCTGGCGGGGGGCGTATGGGTGCCCTCGTCTAGTGTGTGGTATAAGAGGGCCGCGGGGGTGTTTCACGCAGCTAAGAAGGCAGGTGTGCCCCTTGGCTTTACTACAGCAGTGTCACTGGCAATCTATGTGCAGGGCATAGCCCCGGATCGGTGCCCCGTGTTTGGCGAGGAGTTTGCAGACAGAGGGCACGGGTTTAACAAATGGTCCCCTAGCATAGATAAAATAGACCCTGCGTTAGGGTACGTACCGGGGAATCTGCAGGTAATAAGTGTGCTGGCTAATTGCATGAAGCGTGACGCCACAACAGCTCAACTGCAGTTGTTTGCAGACTGGATTAGGAGGAATAACTAATGGATCTTTATACGATAGATGCAGAGACTTTCTATAGCAAGGAATTTTCTTTGTCGCGCCTTACCACGGAAGAATACGTGCGGGACCCCCGGTTTGAACTTATCGGGCTGTCCATCAAGAAGAACGACAAGAAGACCAAGTGGCTCTCGGGCGACATCCTCGAGATATACGCGGCGCTGCACACCATCGACTGGTCAAACGCTGCGATCCTCGCGCACAACACCCTGTTCGACGGGGCGATCCTTGCGTGGCGCTTAGGCATCAAGCCTAAGTTGTGGCTGGACACGTTGTCTATGTCACGAGCCATTCACGGCCCCGACGCGCCGCATAGCCTCGCAGCCCTCGCCAAGCGGTACAAGTTGCCGCCCAAGGGGGATGAGGTGCTGCGGGCGATGGGGATGCAGCGGGCGGACTTCACTCCTGCCCAGCTGGCAGCCTACGGCGATTACTGCAAGCATGACACTGACTTGTGCTACCAGCTCTTCAACATTTTCGTGGGGCATGTCCCCAAGAAGGAACTCCAGCTGATCGACATGACGTTGCGCATGTTCACAGAACCCCAGCTGCAACTGAACAAGCCCAAGCTGGAAGCACACCTGATCGAGACTGTCAGGGCCAAGCAGGCGTTGCTGTACCGCGTGGGGGCGGACAAGAAGGACCTGATGTCCAACGACAAGTTCGCAGGGTTGTTGCAGGACATGGGCGTAGACCCCCCACGCAAGGTCAGCGCCACCACCGGCAAGGAAGCGTGGGCCTTCGCCAAGACTGACGAGGAGTTCAAGGCGCTGCTCGAGCACGACGACCCTGACGTGCAGGCCCTCGTTGCAGCGCGGCTTGGGAACAAGTCCACCCTCGAAGAGACCCGCACCGCGCGGTTCATCGGGATCGCTGACCGGGGCATGTTCCCGGTGCCACTTCGGTACTACGGGGCACACACAGGGCGCTGGTCCGGGCAAGACTCCGTGAACCTGCAAAACCTGCCGAGCCGGGGGCCCAACGCCAAGAAGATAAAGTCCACCATCGAAGCCCCTCCCGGGTATGTCATCATCGAGGCCGACTCCTCCCAGATCGAAGCGCGTGTTCTGGCGTGGCTCGCGGAGCAGGCGGACATGCTCCAGACATTCCGGGACAAGGAAGACCCGTACAAGAAGATGGCAGTCCCCATCTATGGCGTGCTGGAAGCCGACGTTACCAAAGACCAGCGGCAGGTGGGCAAGGGCGTGGTTCTGGGCTGCGGGTTCGGCATGGGCCCCGACAAGTTTCAGGGAACCATGAAAGGCACCTACGACATCCCCCTCGAGCTGGATGAGTGCCAGCGTATCGTGAAGATCTACCGCGCGGCCAACCCTCGTATCGTCAAGCTGTGGAAAGACGCGGGGCACATGCTGACCTACATGACCCGCGAGACGGCTTACCATTTCGGCAAGCCCGGTGTCCTTGGGGTGGAGCCAGACCGGTTCGGCATCCGCCTGCCCTCCGGCCTCTACGTGCAGTACCCCGACCTGCAAGGGCACCAGACCGAGCGGGGGTGGCAGTTCGACTACGCAGGGCGTGGCACCAGCCGCAAGAAGGTATACGGCGCTCTCGTGATCGAGAATGTTACACAAGCGCTGGCCCGCATCATCGTGGCGGAGCAGATGCTACAGATCAAAAAAGAATACCCCATCGCCCTGACCGTGCACGACTCTGCACTTATCGTTGTGCCCAAGGCGGAGGAAGAGACAGCCAAGGCCTACGTAGAGGACTGCATGCGCTGGCTGCCTAAGTGGGCCAAGGGCTTGCCAGTCGATTGTGAAGCGGGCTCTGCCCAGAACTATGGAGACACTTGATGGACAAACTACCCGCATGGTCGTTCAGCAGCCTCAAAGGCTTTCTGACATGCGCCAAACAATACTACCACACCCGCGTCACCAAGGAGTACACGAGTGCTCCGACCGCGGCGACAGCCTACGGCGAGGAGTTCCACACCGCATGCGAGAAGTACGTGCGGGACGACACCGAGCTCGAGGGCCGGTTCGTCCACGTGAAGCCAGTGCTGGACGCGCTGAAGAATATCAAGGGTGAGCGGCTGTGTGAACTCAAGATGGCCTTGAACACCAAGCTGGAGAGCTGCACCTTCTTCGCCAAGGACTGCTTTGTGCGGGGCAT